TGAAACTAGAATAAACATCAACTTCAAAATCATCACGCATTGTTTCAAGAACCCTAATAGCAGACTCTAAAATATGAAGCCCGCGATGCGGAGTCGAAAAATAAACAAGCCTGAGTTTGTCGTCTTTAGGTTTTTCGTGCGGCTTAAATGCCTCACAACAATTCTTTAATACCACGCCGTCTTCATACGGCACACCCAACTTCATATGATATTGTAATTGTTGCCAATGACTATTGAACACAATCTTGGCGAATCGTTCTCGGGAAGATTCATCCTTGAGGTGTTGTGATTCAGGATCTTCAGGCAGATCCTGAAGCCAAAGAATGTTAGGTTTATCCGAGTCAATAAATTCGTCTCGAACGCGAGACATGATAAAATTAAATTTGCTCCAAAGTTTCGGGTCAAGTCTTTTCTTTAACCCTTCAAGCATCAACTCAGTACCACCTTTGGCCTCTTTGTGGACTGCATTTTTCTTTAATTCATCTTCATTAACAACAATAGAACTACCTGTAATTTCAAGCTCAAAACTATCTGACATTATATATTCTCCAAAAAGAAAGGGGCGACGACCAAAACGCCGTCGCCCCCTTCCCTCAAGCCATCTGAATTATGGTTTAAACGAACGTATCCATACCATAACGTCGACCAGTTGTCCTATTGGCGGTAGGCTCTGACCAAACCTCATGATTACCATAAGCCTCAACCGTTTCCTTGATATGTGAAATCAAGGCACGGAAGTTCTGCACGCCGAAACGAGCACCGGCTTCCGAAGCCGTGAGAGTCTTTCCATCGGAAAGATAATCGGTTACCCGACGGGCTTGACTGTTAGTTCTAAATGCCATTACTTAAACTCCTTTAATCTTCGGTGAATCAGATCAAACACTCAAGACAAACACCGAAACTCATCTCAAACGTCTATATTATATAGCAGAAGAACCGCACTACTGACGGTTCCATTTAAAAATGGTATGCAAATAATTTCACAGAGAACCATCACCATAACCACCAGAATGATTTTCTACCCAGTCTACCAATTCTTCATATCCGCCAATCAACTCTTCCCCATAAAAAACCTTAGGAACAGTTTTAGTAGTGCTGTGTTTTTTGACTAGCGCATGAAATTCTTCTTGTGAAAATGAATATGGAATTTTTAATTCTTTAAAAAAAATATTATGTTTTTTTAAATGATCTTTGGCCTTCACACACCAGGGGCAATCGTCCTTTGATATAAGGGTATACATTACTATTCCGATACCCAGTAATTAATATAGAACGAACCATCATCATCGGTCACATTTTCAAATTCAATCACCTTAGATTTTCCATGCTGGTCAGGTGATTCATATTCTTGCCTAAGCGTTTCTTTCCAAGCCTCGGCATTCAAAGTAGATCCTGGAACAATCACACCTTTTACAATTGCCTTATCACGCGACATAATATATCAGTCCTCCTCGGTTTTATATTTATCAACAAATCTAATCATTTTGTTATGAGAAAGTTTTCCAATTGCAGCATTTACAATAAAAGAAACCGCAGGGTCTTGTGGACCCTGCGATTTCAAATGCTTGAGTATTTCGTGGATGTGGTGTTCTAATTCTGGTGGCATTTTATTATCCTTTCAAAAAATGGTCGGGGCGGCAGGATTTGAACCTGCGACCCTCTGCTCCCAAAGCAGATGCGCTACCAAGCTGCGCCACGCCCCGAAATTTCTGTCCGCGCCTAAGCCCATTGGGTGCGCCTCCCGTGTTGGGCTTTAATACTAACTACATTATTTTTCCTTTCACTACGCCCCGGCGTCGGTCGCGGGTGCACCGACATTCTGCACAACCTTGACACGATTGAAAACAGTCTCCTTACCGCCATGATAATCAGAAACGCTATGGCGCTTCGGAGTCATCTTGGCCAAAAAGCATTCGCCGACATTCGCCATGTCGGAATCATTACTAAAAAAGACCCCTAGGTTTCCCTTGCGGTCCTTGACCTTGTAAATATAGCAACCAACATTGTCGCTATAAGTCTTGCCGACCAACTTGACGAAAAATTCAGCCCGCTTCTTGAGCGAACCGATGTAGTCCGAATTCGATGCGGCTTTCTTATTCTTCTTACGATTGGCTTCACGATCCATGGTCGCATAGACACAAGCCACAAAACCGAAGTCGGACTTGGTAATCATGCCAGGAGCAACATTGCGATATCCGCCGATGGTCAACATCCGCATAGAGCGCTCGAAATCAGACTCGGAAGCATACCCAGTAGAGGCTCGACCCTGCAACCAAACCAAGGCATCCTGAGCCACGACCGTATCGGCAGCCTCGATACCAGGGGCAATCGTGGCGGGAGACTTCAGCCAAATACCAAGAGTTATGGAAGTCGGCTGGCGACCAGAAGTAATAAAATCCTTCTTAGAGGTATATCCGTGTGTGCGAATAATCGCCGCAGCAGCTTCCAACGCAAGCTCCAACGGATAAGTTTCACCGGGCTTAAGAACCAATGGTTTCTCTCCTCAAAATTTCAAAATTTGAGTCGTTGGTCTGACGAATCCATCTCCAGTCTTGCATACCAAGACTGATACACTCCGAGCATTCACATCCAATAGAACGAAGATGCAAAATACCCGCAGAATTTTCCGTGACATGCCAACGGTCACCGTGTTGTTTGATACGGTTCTTACCGTGGCGAGACTTACCTTTTAAAATGACAGTTTCCATTTCCTAACTTTCGCGAGAACCTCTACCCTCTCCCCCGAAGGGGTTGTAGGCGTGCGTCGGACGCCTCGTTAATTGATTGGTAGATGCCGCCTCCATCAGGATTCAAACCTGAGTCTCCGTTCCGAACCAAGCCGCGAATCTATAGAGGTCAACCCAATAAATCGCGAGGTGCGGTGCTGACCAAGCGTCACGGTATCCTTATCACTAGACGATGGAGGCCCACAAATTTTCAGTCCGTCCAGAGCTTGATTGATACCCTGGTAACGCTTCTCCCAGCTACATACAGATCATACCATAGGGAGATTGCCCTGTCAAGGGTTTGAGCAAAAAAGTTTATCCGTAAGTGCTTGATTTCAAAAGGGTTTTTGGCGAACATATATTTTTTTTCTTCTGCTAAGTGCTTGATTTTAAAGGGGTTTTTCGCACCCTAGAATGCCCTGTAACCGGGTTTCTCGATAAACAAGAGGAAACGCACATCGACCCGCACAGAAGCCGTTAAAACCCATTCTAAGCCTCTTTGGTATAAGACTCTGCTCTTTCATCTGACTCCCTGAATTTGGTAGGCCCGGTGGGAATTGAACCCACGACTACCACCTTATAAGGATGGTGCTCTAACCACTGAGCTACGGGCCAATATTTTTTTAATGAATTATAAATTATTGTCGCAAAAATGTGTTCCAAAAGGATATATAAGGTGTAGCCTTTTAAAAGTAAGATCGATCGATCACTAATCTTTAGTTATTCACTTCCTTCAACGACAGAAATATCATCTTTACAAGTATCAAACCCGCACTTGGCTATAAAATACGAATCAACAATATCGCTAACAGGGCTAATAATGTTACTTGACCTAGGGGTGAGCCGTGAACGTAAATTAATTCCTGGATTCTCTGATTCAAACGCTTCATACATCAACTCCTTATTTGCATTTCCTTTCCCAGTAGCAAACTTCTTAATTACAGTAGGGGGAATAATTTCAAAATTCATCTGCCATCCCCACATTTCATGTTTTAAAATTGCAGTATTTTCGGCAATATGAAAAACTCTTCCCGTAGAACCATATGAATAACCTTCTAAAAATATTTTATCGGCTATCTTAAGGTCTGTAAATTCAGGATAGAGAACACTCATTGCCCAAGTCGCAATATCATCATATCGGTCTTCTTCTGTTTTCCAAGGGCCATGATTCTCGGCTGAAATATTATCCTCATCAAACTTTTCAAATCTTTGTAAATTTGACCTAAAATAAATCTTTGTATTTGAATAAGAAAATTTTCCATCCTCGGAATCATACACACATATAGCTGGGCACGACATTGAATAATCAATACCTGCAATTATCATAAGTTCAATCACTCCTCACTATATACTCGCCGCAAAATGGGCAGTACCATGAATATTGGTATAGATAATCTTCACCTAAAGAAATACTATACCTAGCTTCACAATTCAAGCATTCAAGTAATTCTTCCTCATCCTTTTCATTTTCGTTTGGTGTGTTCAATAAATCATCTTTCATTATTATTTACACCTCACATCCTGCCTGAGAACTACAGGCTAATTCTTGCAAACCTATAGTTTGGTCTGTGCTTTCATATTTAGATAAGAGGGCCCAGTCAACATTCTTTGGCATAGAATTAATTGATTCATTATACTCTTTTTTATTGCAATCTATATAGGGTGCTTGTTTGTATATATGATCACTAAACGGCAAAAAGGATACTCCGCTCATTTCGTCAAAATGCTCATAGACCCACGATCCTATTTTGAGCCATTCATGTTCTTTGACAGATACCGTACATGAAGGTTTGTGCTCGCACCAATACCTTTGATATGTGAGCCAATGTTCTAATTGTTCAATAGCTGTCATGTCCATTCTAAAAATAGCCTTATCTGGAGCTTTCATAGGAAAAGAAAACACATAATTATGGTCAGGTTGAACTACGTCATCCTCTACCGGAAATCCTGTGTCTACCATCATCTTGGCCAAAGGATCCTTTTTGTCAGCACGAATAGTGCGTATATAAAAAGGATTGTGACGAGCATGTATGCCACTAGCAGCATCAACCAACTGAGAAACAGTTCCTGAAGGCTTAACACATGTAATCGCAACCGCTTGATTAATTCCGAATTTTTTGGCCCATTCTTTATTTGTTTCAATAGCGATATTTTTAAGATCTTCGAGTCTCTTGGGCAATCCTTCTTGCTTTCCGTTTGTAAGAACATTGTCCATAATTCCTGTCAGGCTTACACCAAGTAACCTCTCCTCATTGCAATTATTTACCCACCCACTACTTATATATTTAAAATTTGTAAGTGTGGCCTGCATTGTACCCAAAATAGTTGCCAGTTTAACTTTAGTTCTTAATTTGGCCATCGTATCATCTGAGCGAATAACTATTTCTGAAAGATTGCAAAATTCTTTTGATCGCAGTACAATTTCTGAGCAAGGATTCGTTCCGAATTCGTGAGCTGCATCCCGACGGCCTGAATTCATTGCCTGTGTCTGACAGGCTGTTCTTGAAAATATTCCTCGCTCTCCACTTTTACTTTCATAGAGAGCAAGCCATTCGGCCATAAAAATCCCAATGTCCGGTTTCTCTGTATAACAAGCAGAGTTATTAGAAAGGCTCCGTTGTGGTTCAGTACCTTGCCATTGCCCACTCTTTGCGTGGCGCATTCGTTCATCAGATAAGTTAGAGAGAGAAAGAAGAGCAGAGCGCCGAACCCCGCCAACCACTACAATATCTGCAATCTTACATACTATGTCATGACATTCTAATGAAGTGAGTTTTCTCCCTGCTGCGCCCGAGAAAATACGAACAGAAAAATGAAACAAGTCATCAAGAGGCTGTGAACCAGAAGCTCTTCCTCCAAAAGTTTTTAGTGGAGCACCAGCTGGTCGAATGCGAGAAAGATCCCATGAGGGAATCTGCCCACTATAAAGCATAGCAATTAATTCTTTGAATGCCTTTGCCCATCCCAATTTACTATCAGGCACAACAATAGTGGTATCAGATTTATGAAAATCTTCTGCAACAACAGGGAGATTAGTTACAGCCTGTCGTTCTACAGAAAATCCAACTCCTGTTCCATTCATTAAAATATAAAGAATTTCATCAAATACCCGAGGAGAATCAACTGCAACATATGAACAATTATAACCAGCAATATTTTCCCGGGACAAAGCCTCTCCTGCTGTCATAAGGCAACGCATAGACGGCATTACTTCTAGGCCAAGAACAGCCTGTTCTAATTCTTCTCGTTCATTTTTTGTTATCTTTCCTTTTGTGAACTCTTTGAGATGCCACTCAAAAAAATCAAAATACCTATTTACAGTTTCGGGCCATGTCTCTCGTCTACCCTCGTCCGGAAGCCAGCGAGCATAGCGAGATAAATGAATGTACTGTTGGTACGTCGTAGGTAATGTATTATATTTCACAGGAGATTCTGTTGTTGTCATTGATTGGATTCCTCATTTTCAATTTTAAATAGATGCTTCCATGATACAGGAAACATCCTTTGGGTTTCTTCTGCAATTCTATTTGCAATATATCGCGTTTCTTTTTGTGTATCTTTTGCACATCTTAAATTACAGACACGCGCAAAAGCATATAAACTTCCAGTCCAATACCATTCAGTGAATGAGCTAAGAGGAAGAACCATTCTAGCTTGTTCGGCACACACCCCAGCCTCTAACATCTGTGCATATAATTCCAGCGATTTTGTATATATAATTTCTACTTGGTTATCAATATGACCCTTTTTATTTAAATATTCAATTATTTTTGAATCTGAAGAGCCTTGCTTCACATTATCTGCACTTGCTCGCCAAGTTTCGGGCATAAAAAACTCTGGTTCTTCGTCCACATATCTTCGTGATACCTCATTCCATGTCAGACCAACCTGATGCTTCACTAATTGTCTTGCAACAAAAATTGGTGC